AGGGCGTCTGCATTTGCGTCGGCGGTGCCCCGCGCCTGGCGGACCTCGACAACCAACCCGGCTGTATCGGGCATTGCGGTTAGCGTCTGCTCGATGCTGGCGGTTCGCAGCGTCAGCCGGTCGACCGCGTCGGCTGTCGCAAGAAGGCCGATCTTGCCATTGAGGGCATCGACGTTAATTTCGGTGGTGCGGACGCGCGCGGTAAGCGCTGTAAGCTCGGCAATGGACGCCTTCAGCCGCACCGCTGCGTTCAGGCCGTCGACCGTCGTCTCGGCTTGGCTAAGGCGGGCGAGGATTGGCTCGAGCTGCGCGACCTGCGACGGATCCAGAACGGCGAGCGCGATCTGCTCGTTGACGAAATTGACGGACGCCTTCTGCGTGAGCGTACCCTTCACGCTATCGACTGACAGCTCCACCAGCGACGTGCGGTCCTCGAGCTGATCGATCGCATAGATACGCACCGTTCCCGAGATGGGATCGATCACCACCCCCGCATCGCGGAGGATGTCGCGGGTCTGGGCGTTCGCCAGCACCGCTCGCAGCAGCGATTCCTCGACGCGGCCGACGGAGCGATCGAGTTGGCGCTGCGCTTCGTCCTGGTCGGCGACGACGCCCACCAACGCACCCAGCGCATCGCTCGCCTTTACGTCCGCCAGCTCGAGCGCCGAGATCGACAGCGCGGCATCGCCCAGCTGCTGTCCCAGCGTTCCAAGCGCCAGGTCGAGCCCGATGTCCGTCTGCTTCAGCGCGCTGATGTCGCTGGTGATCGGACCGAACTGCGCCTGGATGGGGCCGAACTGCGCTTTGATCGGGTCTAGCTCGTCGAAGGTTCGCAGCAGATCGGCGCGCGCCTCCTGAAGCCCCTGCGCCGACATACCCGCGACCGTCGTCAGGCGATCCTCAGCACCGGCGGCATAGGCCGCCAGTTGCCGCTGAAGGTCAGCGACACCGATAAGCTCGCGCAACTGGTCCATCGAGACCAGCAGCGGCTGCCCATCCGTGAAGACGGCAAAGGTCGGCCCGGCCACGATCAGCGTCCGATCGCCTGCCAGCGGAAGGTATGTGCGTTGGAGTATGGGCGCTCACCCCAGCCCGTGTCGAGGAAGCCCGTGGCGCCGGCGATCGTCGGCGCGTTGAACACGACGATCATAGGGTGCCACTGTCCCTGTCCGAGCTGATACGGGTCGCCATTGGCGACGATCGAGCCGCAGACGTTGAGGAACGGACGCGGAAACGACAGCGAGAACGCGCGTGCGCTGGTGCCATCGCCGAACACCGTCAGCGACCCCCATTGAATCATGTTGCCGCCCGGCAGCGGAGCCCAACCGCTCGACCCATCGCCGCCTCCCGCCGCGCCGAACGCCGCCGGCGTCAGCGCCTTGGTCGCATCGCTCTGCTGGTTGAGATCCGACGCGCCGGCCGCCGGCACCGCAAGCGACAGGTCGCTCATGAGGTTGCCACCGCCGGTCAGCAGGCCGCCCGTCGAGATCACGCGGCTGGTGAGCACCCGCGCAGCCAATGCAGCGGTGACGTTCGTCGCGAACGCCGGATCGTTGCCGATCGAGGCGGCGATCTCTCCGAGGGTATTGAGGTTCGCAGGTGCGCCGCCGATCACTCCGAGGATCCGGTCGGCCACGAGCGCCGCGCCCGACTGGGGCGACAGCGCTCGATTGTTGATCGCCCCTGCGACCGCCTCCTGGTTCGACGCGAATGCGATGCCGCCGGACGCGATCAGCGCCCGGATCGCGGCAAGAACCTGACCGCGGTCGGCCTTCGACAGGCTGATGCCGGCCGCCGCTACGATCGCGACGAGCTCCTCCTGGATCATGTTGAGCCAGTCGGCCGGAACGTCGGTGGGCGGCGTCGGCACAGACGGATCGCCCCCGGTGAAATAGCCGGGAGTGCCGGACACGGCAGCGGGCGCCGGCAGCGCGGGCGCTGCCGTGGGGCCATCGACACGGAACATGGGCGGTCCTTCAGGCGAGGAGGATGGTGGTTTCGGCCGGCCGGATCGCGTCGAGCTCGGCTTTCAGCGTGGCGACCGGCAGGCCGCCGCGGTTGGCGAGGACGCGGACGCGCCAGGCGTCGATCCAGAGGCGCGACCGGGCGGGATCGCCAGCGCGGAAGCGGCCTGCGCGTAAGGGGGCGAAATTGTCGATTGCGATCGTGAAGCCGAGCGTCGCGGCGAAGGCGATGAACCGGGCGCGCGATTGACCGCCGGCGCCGACCAGTCGTGCGACGACGCGTGCGCGGCGCTGCTCTGCCGTTGCCCCATCGGCCGCGACAAGCCCCAGGCTCGCCTCCCACTCGACCAACAGCGCGGTCGTGGTCGCCGGGAACGCGTCGACGAGCAGCTGCATCGATGCCGCATCGCTGCGCCATAGCGACAGCGCCAAGGCGGCGAGCGTGCGGCCCTGCACGGACTGAGGATCATTCGCCCAGGCGGGGCCGCGGGGCATCAGCGCGCGGGCGGCGCGGGCATATTCGTCCGCCGCGAAGCGAGCGCCTACGCCCATGTGATGCTCGCCAGGGCCGGCAGGCAACCGGCGTTCGAAACGATGTTGCCCGCCGCGCCCGGGGTTACGGCGCCGGCGCTCGCGTCAACGTTGGTGATGACGAACCCGGCCGAGCCGTTGACCGCGGCGATCGCCGCCTCGATCGCAGACATATTGGTCACGCCGCCGGGCACGGCGCTGGCGAGCAATGCCGCCGTGATTGCCGAGGCGATCGCGCCTTTCAGCGTCGCCGACGCACCCGCCAGGCCGGCGATCGTGAAGGTCAGGCTGTTGGGGCGCGGCGACACCGCATAGATGATCGGCGTGACCGGCTGGCGCACGAAAATTGCATTGGCGACGGTCAGCTGGTCGCCCGCCGCGGCGATATCGCGCGCCTCGGCAGCGGCGACGCCGTTTGTGCCTTGCGGATACCCACCGTGGGAGGCCTGCGCATCGTCCATCATGAAATAGAGGACGACGGTCGATGGCCCCATACCTCCCGGGTCTACCCATGCTCGCGTGACGCCCGGCACCGCCAAGGCCCATTGCCTGTAGTCGGACGCCGATCCGCCCTGCGGCGGGTTGGCATAGGCGAGCAACATGCGTGACCGCAGCGAATCGTCGCTCTCAACGGCAGCGCCGCCGGTGATGGGGCCGGCCGCCGCACCGGCAGCTGAAACCCCGGCAACGCCCGACCCGAGCGCAAAGGCGGCGCCGCCGGCGGCATTGCCAGTCGTACCAGCGGCAATTGACGCGATTGGGGCTGTTACCGACCCGCCCGCGCCGACCGATGCCTCGGCGGTTGTGGTATAGGCGAACCCGTCACTGCGCAGAACCGAGGTTCCGACCGGGATAACGGCACCTGGCGTCCCGGTGAACGCCACCGCGCCCGTGGCGGCCGTCGCCGGCTTGCGGGTAACGCCTTTGAGGCCCGCCCAGCCCTCCAGCATTTCGCCGATCGCGGTGAAGGGCGTCGCCTGACGGGCGATATAATCGAGGTAGCCGTAATGGCCGGTGGCGAGGCCCGCCAGGATGTTGGCGAGGATCGCGAGGTTCGAATAGCGCAGCAGCGCGTCGGCGCCGGGAAGCGCGGATTGCAGGTCCGTCTGCGTCTGCTTGCGCAGCTCGTCGAGCGTCGGCCGGGCGAAGGTCATGCGAGGTCCTTCCAGGCGTAATCGAAGGGGACGGCAGTGGTGCCGGTGGGATGCGAGACGACGATCCGCCCCGCCAGCCGGCCGCCTGCCTGCCATTCTGCGGTGACGTCGATCGCCGATGCCGCGCCATCCGCGGTGAGCCAGCCGAGGGCCTGACGAATGTACGCGATCGCGAGCTGGAGGTTCTGCGGCGTGCGCTTCGCGCGTGCGAGCAGCCAAAGCTTGGAGCCGATCGTCGGATCGGCCCACCAGCCCCGCGGGTCGTCGGTGCCATCGGGGATCACGTCATCCGGACCCGCCGCCGCGTCCGTGAACAGGCTTATGAGGACGGCGGTCTGGATATCGCTGCCCGCGACCAGCCCGGTCGCCTGGGCCGGTGATGCGCCGACAGCGAACCCGTCGGGACCGATGACCGGCCGGCCCGCGCCGTCGCGCATGAAGCCGGCCGCCGCCGGCACAGCCCAATCGCCGCGGCTGTTCGCCGCGTCCCAGATCGTTGCGATGTCCATGGGTCAGGCCTGTGGCTTCGGGGGGCCGGAACCCCAGCTCCCTCCGGCCGCGACCGGAGGATGGTTGTGGAGATTGAAGGTGTCGTGGAGCGCGCCCAAGCTGACCGCCTTGCCATCGGCGCGGGCCACGACATCCCCCGTCGTCTCGATGTCGCAAGTGCAGCGCACCTTGCTGGCATTCGTCACCGTGACCATGCCACCTGCCCCGTCGATCTCGATGCCATCCTCCGTCAGGCGGATGATCCGCCCCCGAACGTCATAGATCGCCGCATCGCCGGGCTTCAGGTTGCGCGGGCGAGATGCGCGGTGCGCGGTGCCGAGGGCAACGCCGAGCGCCGCCTCGCCATTGCGATTGATCACCACGACGTCGGCGTCGATCGGCGGCACGCTGGTAAAGCCGAACTGCGCGATGCGGAGCACCCGGTCGGTAATCCGATCCGACCCGCCGTTGCCGGCTGCCCGCTGCGCGAGCTGGAGGCGCTGGAAGTCGTCGGCATCGTCGACGAGGGTAACGCGGCCGAACCACAGGAGATTGCGGAGCCAGCTCATTATGGTTGCGCGTCCGGAGGCGTGATGTCGGCCGCGTTGATCGCCAGCAGGCTGATCGGCTCGATCGTGAACGCCTCGCGCGGCATCAGGACCAGATCGGCATGCGTGCCGTCGGGGCCGCGACGAAACCTCACCTCAGCAAGGATCATCGCGCCGGCGCCGAGGCGGTTTGCGGGCAGGCTGACCGGGACCAGCGTGTTTGGTGCCCAGAGCGCACCGGCGGCATCGCGCCAGCTGTCGACCTGCACCAGCACGACCGTTGAGCGGCCCGCGCGCCGCGCAACCTCCCATTTCGCCTTCCGGATGGCGAACGCATTGGCATCCTCCGCCACGCTCTCGAGAAAGACGTATTTCCGCCGGTGCCGCGGCACGTTCGGATCGGTCTGGGTGTCGAAAAACGTGCTGCCGCCGACGTCCATGGCGACGTCGACCGTATAGCTCGAGCAGACGATCTCCGAGAATCGCTCGTGCATCGAATGCTGCACGGACCATTTCTCGACGTTCTGGCCGTAGACCGCGCCGGACGCGGCCTGGGCCGTCCCGACGTTGGCGAGCAGGAGGCGACCGGTCGAGTCCTCATAGGCCAGCAACCCGGCATTCTGCGCGAGGCGCTGGATGATGTCCGCCGGCGTTTCGCCGTAATTCAGCGCCCACTGCGTGACGGTCGGGCCGGCGCTCGCCCCATTCGCGAGCACGACCTCGATGCCATAGACCGCGGCGAGCTTCTGCGAGATCGACAGGGCGTCGCCGCCGATCTGCTGGCCGGTCGCCCATTCCGCGCCGCAGTCGGTCAGATCCTGTGTCTTGCCGCGGCCGGTGAGCCTGAGCGAGCGCGACTGCGCGTCACCGCCACCGATGTCCTGGTCGATATAGCCGCTGATGACGAGGTCGGACCCGAGATAGACCTGGCAGGGGTCCCCGGCCGCTGCGATCACCGCGCCCTTGGTGACGGGATCCTTCCACGACATGGCGATGTCGAATTCGCCTGGGAAGCCGTCCGCGCGCAGCGTCACTTCGATTTCGGTCCACCCGCTGATCCGGCGACCGCGAGCGGTCAGGTAAAGCTCTTCCGTCACGCGGCTAGCGCCTGAAGCGTAACCGGCATGAACAGCGGGCTGACGCAGGAGTCGCCCGCCTCGCCCACCAGCTCATCCGCGCGAGCCGCATCACGGTAGAGCCGCTGTGCGAGACTGAGGGCGGGGAGCGGCGCGGGAAGCGAAAACGTGCGGACGTGGGCGAGGCTGGCGCCCCGCACGCGGAGATCCTCGACGACAGCGATACGCAGGGCGCGCAGCGCGGCGAACAGATCGTCAAGCCCGCCGCCGGCAGTTTCCGCCGCGGCGTCGATCGCTGCCGTGACGTCGACCAACCTCGCGAACGCGTCTTCGTAGCTCGACGGCTGATAGGCGGCCGACGCGCGGGCGAGTTCGATCGTGATCGTCAGTCGAAACAGCCGCGACACTGCCGCGCCTGCGGCACCGAGGGCATCCGATCCCACCGGTTGGAACACCAGCAGCCCGGATAGCAGGCGAAGAGCGTCGGCGGGATCGGCGCACGCGCCAGTGAGTGCGGCGAGCAGCGCCGCGATCGCGTCGGCGAGATCGGCCTCGACCGAACCGACGGTCAGCGCCGCCATGGTCACGTCGACGGTGTCGATCGCGGCTGCGATCGTCGCGCGCTGTGTCGCCGCCAGGGCGACCAGCTCCGGCAGGCTGTCGGTGCCTGCTGCCGAGGCCTTGGAGAGGTATCCCGACGTCGCGCCGCGGCTGTACCGCCCGAAGTTGCCAGGGAGCGCCGTCGCCAGGCGCGACAACGCCGTGGCATCGGCGCCGGCGGCAGTCACCTGCGCGGTCCATTGGTTCACTGTGGCGGGGAGCGCGCCGCTGGCGCTGCCGGCAGCGCTCGTCTTGCCGAGGCCCAGGAGGCGCACTGCCGTCGCGGCACCCGCTGCGGCAGTGATGACCGCCGCCGACACGGTGAGGCCGTCGAGGGAGATGTTCGGGAAAGTCTGGCGCCCCGCCTCGATAAAGGCGAACTCCACCGTGCTGTACGTCGCCCCATCCAGCGCCTCGCCCATGCTGATCGCGTCGAGCACGACAGTGAGGATGCCGAGCGTGGGGTGGATCAGCACGCCCGAACCAGCCGCCCGCGCCGCGGTCAACAGCGCGAGGCGCTGGGCGTCGATCGGCAGACCGCCGAGGATGGGATCCTTGTCGACGACGAATCCGCGGATGCGATAGCGCGTCGCGCCCCGACCCATATCCTCGGTCCATACGTCCTCACGGCCGGGATACTCATGGACAGCTAGGCGCCGGCCGGCAGTCGTGACATGATCGGTCACGGCAAAGGGAACGCCGCGGAAGGACGCGGGCAGCAGGTTGAGCAGGGACATGTTGGACCTCCTCAGGCTGTCGCGGGTTACGCGGTGAGAGGGAGACGGTTGTGCTTGGACTTATGATCGCCGCAGCAATCGGCAGCACTGCTGGGCAATCGCTGCACCGCTACACCAACGTTCGCTACGGCTACTCGACTTGCTTTCCAGTCCCCGAATT